CCTTGCTAAAAAGGTATTTGGGAATCTTGTAGTACCAATGGACGCTGCATTTTCGGCTGCCGGTCGCTACGTCGTCCCCTTCCGAAATGAAGAAGGTGGTACTTTGTATCGCTACGTTCGTTTAAGTAATGTTGTTGCAGGTACTATCGCTTCTGGCGGTACTGTCTTCGGCGGCTTTATTGCTAAGAGGTAGAGTCTAATGGTTGCTAAATATGTTGACGGCTTTATAGCTAGAAATGATAACATTGTAGCCCCTAGACGTGTAAAGATATTCGATGATAATGGTGTTCTCGGTGGGGGGTTGGGAGTAGTCCCATCTGCCCAACGGGGTACAGTGTCAGTGTCAGAAACATCAAACGGGGTGATTAATCGCACTATTATTACATGTACGGCATTGCCGATCACTGTAACTGATGATGCGGGACAAGGACAATACGGTGGTAAAGCTATTTACAATTTCCCGGAAGGTATGTTATGTACTATGGGTGCCGTTGTAAGTGGGGCTTTGACACTAGGTACTACAGGGACCATCATAGATGCATTCACGGGTGTTGTTGCACTAGGTAGCATCACAGCTACGACAGGCAGCACACTAGTGAGTACAGAAGCGACATTTTTACAATCTTGTGCTTTAACTACAGCAGTTGCTAAAGTTGCAGCAGTTGATGCAGTGTCAGTTGCAGCAGCTCTAACAGAAGCCGGCTCAAGATGGGTAGATGGAACTGCAACCGCACCAGTCATGTATTTGAACTTCTTAGTTGCAGATGATTCAAGTCATACTACGGCTACAGGTACATTTACGGGTGTAGTAACTTTTGTTTGGATGTTGCTAGGCGATAACTAAACACTAGCCGGTGTAAGTCCGGCACTAATTCGTAATAATAACAGGAAAGAATAATGAGCGAAAGATATGCAGACGGTTTTGAAAACGTTGGAACAAACGCTAAACGGCTACGCCGTATATTGATAGACGATGAATTAGATGCAGTTGATGCTGTTGATGCTACAAAAGCAGATACTACCACAGCTACTATTGCAGACTTAGCCAATGATGCTAACGGCACAGCTATAGCAACTACAGTAAATGCAATCATAGCTGCCCTAGTAGCCTCCGGCGTAATAGATGTCTATGTCCCTTAATAGGGTCTCTATGACTCACGAAATTTTAAAAGCTTAGGAGATATTATGGATTACTATACACCAACAATAAATGATACATTCAATGCGATGGTTGACAGTGTTAATCTAATTGATCAACTAGTAGCTAATAATGTAAGATCTCTTGATGTTTATGATACATTAGATCGTAATTACAGACATTTAGAATTCATGCTCACTCGGCCTGAAATTATCGCAGATGGAAGAGATTTACAAGGCTTTATTGATGCAATAACCCTTGGTAGAGATTTTACAGGATTATAAAATGGACAAAGAACTTTTACAAGCTAGAATGAAAGATGTTAGAGAAGCCCTCGAACAATCATTAGCAAATCATCATCAAATGATAGGCAGGTTAGAAGAATTAAATTTTATGATGCAGCAATTAGAAATGCAGGAATTAATTGATAACGGGGAAGCAGTAGAATGAGTCTGACAGTAGAGACAGGGGCTATCGTAGCAAACGCAAACAGTTATGTTAGTACAACTGATTTCACTACTTATGCTACAGCCCGCGGTGTTACATTAACGTCAGGTGCTGAAACTCTACTTGTACAAGCCATGGATTATATCGAAAGCCTCTCCTACATAGGAACTAAGTATACAGCAGCACAAGGCCTACAATGGCCACGAAGTAATGTATATATTGATGGCTATTTATTTGCTTACAACGATATACCGCAAGAATTGATAAATGCTCAGATGCAAGTAGCGATGGCAATTGATGTTGGTAATGGTCCTCTAGTCACTGTGGCTCGTTCTACTAAAAGAGAGCGCGTTGGTGAGCTTGAAGTTGAGTACATGGATGGTGCAGCCTCTACGTCTACAGTTAGAGCCATAAATGCTATGCTTTGGAAATTGCTGGCTAGCGGCTTTGGTTTTAAGGTAACTAAGGCATGAGTTTTGCAACTAATATGTTAGCAACTGCTCAGAGGCTTATTAGAGCTTATGGACAATCAATATCTTACTCTAGAGTGGTTGAGGGTACGTTCGTACCCAGTACAGGAGCAGTTGGTGCTGGGACAACATCAAGTTATACGGCTTATGGTGCTCCTATGACTTATAAATCTACAGAAATAAACAATGAAACTATTATGCAGAATGATATGCAAGTGTGGTGCGAAGTTAATGCAGCAGCAAGCGTACCAGCGATTGGTGATGTAGCCACAATAAGCACAGTGGCTTATAGAGTTGTAAACGTAGAGAAATTCTTTGCTCAAGGAAGTACATTAGTTTACAGGCTTCAAGTTCGACTATGATAAACGCTGAAGTTGATTATAAGAAATGGTCTAAACAGTGGAACACGGCACAAACCCAGATACTAGTTGTTAGCGAGAAAGTCTTAAAGCAAGTTGCTACATTATTATATACAAAGATAGTTAGTTACACACCTGTAGGTGACCCAAGTATCTGGAAATATAAAGCCCCGGCAGGTTATCATCCAGGGACTCTAAAGAAGAGTTGGGAAATAGATTATCAGCCTAAAGAAGTTACAATCACAAATGCTCAACCCTACGCCCAGCGTGTCGAGAATGGTTGGAGTAGTCAAGCCCCATACGGGATGATGAGAAAGAGTATTGCAGAGTTCCCCGATTTATTAGCACAAGCAGCGCAAAGGTATAAATTCTAATGGGTGTTTTTACAAATATAGAAGTGGCGTTACACACAAGACTGGCAACCCTTAGTGGTAGTCCAGCAGTGGCATGGCCTAACACGCATTACCAACCCACAGAGAATACGACATATTTACGCCCTACCATCTTACCAGCTAGCACAGTGTTGAATACATTAGCGGGAATGGAAGAGCACAAAGGAATTTATCAAGTAGATGTTTACGTCCCACTTGAAAAAGGGGTTAGCGCCCTTAACACACTTTTGGATAGTATCCAAAGCTTGTTTAAATCAAGCAAAACATTAACTGCAACAGATGTGGTTTTTGTACAGTCAGTAGGAAGAAGTTCCGCAGTTCGTGATGAATCATGGTTTGTAGGCTTCGTAGAAATTAATTACATTTGTTATTCATAATAATATAGGAGCCACTAAATGGCAGATCCATCAGCCATCTTGTGCCAAGGCACAACGATGACATTTAACGCGGTAGCCGTTGGCGGTCTTATGGCCATCACTGGTATAGGCAGTGGCTCGGCCACAGAAATCGATATCACAACTTTCGCCAGTACTGCAAAAGAGTTCACGCAGGGCCTTAGGGATTTTGGATCTATAACCATCGATTTAAGACGGAACCAAGACGACTTGGGCCAAGTTGAGATGTTCACAGCAATGGCCTCACAGCTAACTCGTACGGTAATTATAACCTTACCTACGTCAACGGCTAATGTTGCTACGTTCACAGCATTTGTGCAATCTCTAAGTACAGATTTAAAAGCAGATGGAGCAGTTGAGGGCAAGGCTGTATTAAGAATAACCGGCGCGGTAGCGTGGACCTAGGAGTTTATTAAATGTCAGATCCAAGTGCAATTTTATGTCAAGGTACTACAATGACCTTTGATAGCAGTGCGGTGGGTGGCCTAATGGCAATAACAGGTATCGGTAGCGGTAGCGCCACCGAGATTGATATTACTACATTTGCTTCTACAGCAAAAGAATTTACCCAGGGGTTGAGAGACTTTGGAAGTATCACTATTGACTTACGTAGAAACCAGGATGATGTTGGTCAAGCAGCTATGTTCACGGCTATGGCTTCTCAGCTCACCAAGACAGTAGTGATCACACTTCCAACAAGTACGTTGAATGTAGCTACATTCTCAGGCTTCGTTCAATCATTAAGTACTGATATGAAGGCTGATGGTGCTGTAGAAGGTAAAGCAGTAATTCGAATCACTGGCGCTGTTGTCTGGAGTTAATCTTATGTTACTAACTAAAGAACAAATATTAAAGCAAGATGATCGAAAATCAGAGATTGTAAACGTTCCTGAGTGGGGTGGAGAAGTTCGAGTTTGTACAATGTCAGGATTTGCAAGAGATAGGTTTGAAGCTGGCATCACTGGCAAGAACGGTGGGTCAAATATGGCTAACATTCGAGCCAAGCTAGCAGCGGCCACCATAGTGGACGAAGCGGGTAACCTATTGTTTGATGAAGCTGACATTGTTAAGTTAGGCAATAAAAGCTGCGCCGCGCTAGACAGAGTATTTGCAGCATCACAAAGATTAAATTTAATCTCTAACTCTGATGTGGACGAACTAGCAAAAAACTGATAGGCCGCCCATTTAGAGTTTATTGCATGTCCTTGGTTGAGCGGCTAGGGTATAAGTCACTAAGGGACTTGCTTAGTAATTTAGATAATAATGAGATCATGGAGTGGTCAGCATATGATAAATTGCAGGACTATGAGTGGCGAAAAAATTATGATACAGAAGTGGCTTTAGATCGTCAAAAAAATCAGACTCCTGAAGAGGAAGCCGAAAGAATTAAGGCAATGTTTATGGGACTAGGTAAGAAATAATGGCAACAATAGTAGAATTACAAACAAAGCTTACAGTAGATAGATCGGCACTAACCCAAGGACTAAGTGCCGCCGCTGGGTCTGTTAAGGAATTTGGATCAACCTACAAAGCTGAATTACTCGTGGCCGCCACTGCCACGGCTGCGTTTACTGCTGGCTTTTATATTCTGCACAAAGTGGTGGGTGAAGCTACTACGAGAATCTCTGACTTAGTTGATACAGCTACTCGATTAAATGTAGGAACCCCTGAACTTCAGAGATTACAATACGCAGCGAAGCAGTCTGGCATTGAAATTGGCACACTAAATACCGCACTGGGGAAGATGCAAAAAACTATAGGTAGCGCGATGGACGGCTCACCCGCCGCTGTTGCCGCCCTAAAGTCTATTAATCTTTCTGTATCTGATTTAAGTGACCTAGGAGCTGATGAGCAGTATATTGCGATAGGTGAAGGCCTCAAGAGTATTATAAACCCAGCGCAACAAGCAGCAGCAGCCCAGGCCATATTTGGACGAGCTGGTATAGAGCAATTAAGTTTACTCAAAGATAACATAAAGGATCTCGTAAATGAATACAAGGGACTTGGTATTGAATTAACTGGGCCCCAAAGTGCTGCAATTGAAAGTTATGGAGACAGCGTTGGTAAACTAGATGCGCTATGGGAAGGTTTTAAAAATCAGTTGGCTGCAGCCCTTTCAGGTCCACTGAAAAAAATGGTTGAGTGGGTAGCTAACTCAACAGTTCAGTGGGGTGGTTTAAGTGAAGCCGCATTATCTACGGCTGAATCCATAGTGGGTGGAATAGATTTAACTATAAAAGCTTTAGAGAAACTCCTAAATATACAAAATGAAGTTTCCCAGAACTGGAAAAATGTACAACTAATATTCGAGAGCAATACATTAAAGAGGTTCCCTAAGGATTTAGACGAAATTGGGTCTAAGATAGCCAAAATAATAGAGTTACAAGGTAATGTATCGAATGGGGAAGCTAGGCAAGGTGAGGGAATGTTATCTGGTATTAGTGCTAAATTAGCTGAACTTAGGAAATCAATTAGGGACACTCCCGCGGGTAGCGTGGGAGAGGACGTTGCCATACAAAAAGTCGTTACTTCTGAATATGAGAAGCAAGTACAGAGACATAAAGAATTAAACGCATTGGCAGATGACCGACTAAAAACAGAGGAATCATTATTAGGAGTTTTGAACGGCATTAACAGCTCCCAAGCTTCTTTAAATTCTAAAAGACAGGAACTTGCAGCAGAGCAAGAGAAGGGGAACGATAATAGGTTTCGTGGGCAGTCAAATGAAAAGTTAGATCTACTTGAGAAGCAGATAAAAGAATTAGAACAATCCTCTGGACTAAATAGAGCTAATGAAGCTACATTACAAGGTCTTAATAAACAAGTAGAGATGAATCCAGAATTTCAGTCTGCTAACATTCTAGCACAGAAGCTAGGGCAACTGGGGGAAACATTGAATAAATTATCTGCTAAGGATAGCCAGCAACAAAATATCAGGCAGCAAGTAGAGGTTAAGATTGATGCCGGACCGGGATTTATAGCTACAGTAGTCAATTCTACTGAAAACACAGCTAAAATTATTGATACCGTCAATACCAGCATTACTGAAGCAGCACGCGGAGAACAAAGATAATGGCATTTACAGGTAGCAGTTTTAGTTTGTGGAACGATACAGGCTTAACATCAGAGTTCAACGGAACTTTGACATTAGTACATCAAACAGATTTAAGTGATAACCCACAGGACTTTGTTTTATACATGGGGTCCGTACTAGAAGAAAGACAATTACAAGCATCATCTAGCCCAGGGGTTGCAAGTATTACCCTAACCCCAACAGATATTCTTCCACACTGGGCAGCCGCCACTGCCTATGTTGTAGGTAATAAAATCCAACCAGTTGCTGGTAATGGATTTGTATATCGCTGCACTAGTTCTGGAACTTCGCACGCCTCTATTGAACCCACTTGGCCCGTTGTTACTATTGGAAGTACCGTTACAGACGGAACATGTATATGGGAACTTAGTAGTGCACATCACCCAATAACAGAAATAAAATTAGCTCTGAGTTCTGGTGGCTTAACATCAGCAACGGGTGGGGCCGCTTTATCTGTAGCTACAACCTTGCTGGGTGGAGAAGCTAATTATCAGGCTATTCATATCCGAGTTACTAACACAGTTACTACTATATCAAATAATACTGGAAATGAAGAACTCGCCTTAACACTTAATAGTTGCATAGAATCGGAAGTCCCATAATATGTCAAGAATTCATTCTAATAATTTTTTAACAAGCATTAATGGCTCAATTAGTGATAGTTCGACAACAATTCTCCTAACTTCAGTGACTAACTTCCCATCTATAGGGGGTGGTGTTACATGTAACGTAACTTTAGCAAATGGCTCCGATATTGAGATAGTAACAGCTACGGCACGTTCGAGCTTTACCCTTACAGTGACAAGGGGGGTAGAAGGAACAGTAGCGAAAGCATTCGCAAGTGGTTCTACTGCATCTATACGACCTACAGCGGATTCAATTGATCGCAAAGCCGATCTTGCTGGACCTACATTCACGGGCACTGTTATCCTACCAAGTACGACAAGTATAGGAACTGTATCAAGTACAGAGATTGGATATGTAGATGGTGTTACGAGCGCTATACAAACCCAATTAGATGCAAAAGCACCCATTGCAGATCCAGTATTCACTGGGTCTTTACAATTACCAAATGGAACGGCCCCGACTGTTAATGCTAATGGTGAAATAGCTCTTGACACGACTATAACAGACCATAAAGGGATGTTGAAGTATTATAGTGGTGAAGAGATGGTTGTCGTAGCTATGCCAACAGCTAACCTCATCTCCACAGATAATTATGTTATTAGTTATGATGCTGCTACAGATGCATTCGAAATGGTAGCAGCTGGAGGCGGGGGCGGAACTCCAGGTGGTTCCGATACGCAGGTACAGTACAATAATGCGGGGTCTTTTGCAGGAATCTCTGGGGCCACTAGTAACGGTACAATCGTAACTCTTACCTCCCCAACTTTTATTACCCCTGCTCTTGGCACTGTAGCCTCTGGGGTCATCTCTGCCTGTACTAGTACGTCAATGACCATGGTTACACCGATCTTAGGCACTCCTACTAGTGGAACACTGACAAATTGTACACTTCCTGTGGGTGGTGTTACTGGCCTAGGTACTGGTGTCGCTACTTTTCTAGCTACGCCCTCAAGCGCTAATTTATTAGCTGCAACAACTGACGAGACAGGGACAGGGGCACTTGTTTTTGCTACAAGTCCTACCTTAGTTACTCCCGCCTTAGGCACTATTGCCTCGGGTAATCTAAGTGCTGGAACTGGTAGTTTAGTTAATTTAACTACCCTAACCACAACAGCCGATATTACAATTAATGGACTTACAGTAGGTAAGGGTCTCGCTGCCGTGGCTTCTAATACAGCCCTAGGCATCTCGGCCTTAGCCGCCGTAACAAGTGGGGCAAGATTGACAGCCCTGGGCCAAGGGGCGCTAGATGTTGCCACAACATTCACAGACTCAGTCGCTGTTGGGGTTGATGCTCTAGGAGCTGCGACCACGGGAGCTGGGGAATGCGTGGCTGTTGGTAGTGGAGCTTTAGCGTTTAATACTTCAGCGGTTAGATCAACTGCGGTGGGTATGTTCGCTCTGAACAAATCTACTGGAGGAACTTGCACGGCCCTTGGGGCTTATGCAGCATATCTAACTACATCCGCTGTTTCCATAACTTCTGTCGGAGCTGTGGCGGCTGGCGCCCTTACTACGGGATCCCTCACCACAGCTGTCGGAGCCGCCTGTCTTGCTTTTGTAACTTCGGGCACAGGTAACGTTGGGCTAGGCAACCTCTGTGGCGGTACTACTGCAACAGGTGACGCTAATTTGACGACTGGGGTTGGTAATACGTTACTAGGATATGCGGCTGGCGTTACCGCCGCTGATACTTCTGGTACTATCGCTCTTGGAGCTTACGCGGTTGCGGTCAAGGCTACCGGGGCCACGTCTGCGGATGCAGGCCCAGGCATTGCCATAGGTTCAGTAGAACAACCAGTTGGCTTTAGAGGTGATGCTAGTATTTATCCTGGTAATCTATGGCGTGTTAAAATTAACGGCACAGCTTATATGATCCCTTTAGCTGCTGACGCCTCTACATCATTGCCAGTGGCCAATGGAGGAACTAATGCCACAGCCGCAGGTATCACAGCATTTAATAATATCACTGGTTATACAGCAGCAGGTGCTACAGGCACAACCTCCACGAATATTGTGTTCTCTACTTCCCCCACTCTTGTTACTCCCGTACTTGGTGCGGCTACAGCTACAAGCGTTGTTCTGACTAAGGTGAATGGCACGGAAGCAGCGAATGCTGTAACAGCAAGCGGGAATGCTGGAGTCATAACAACTTCAGCGCTAACCACTGCAGCAGCAGGAAACTATGCAATAACATGGACTAATACGGTTATCACTAGTACTTCTGTTATAATGTTCACCGTGATGGGCGGGACTAACACAACACAAGCAACCAAGTTCACATGTGTTCCTGGCTCTGGATCAGCGACATTGACTATTTATAATCTAGACCTTGTAAATGCCTTGAACGGCACAATCTTAATAGGGTATCAAGTACTATGACACGAATACACAGTAATAACTTTGAAACAACGCTCAACGGTACTATTACAGACGTAGCAACTACTATGATCCTTACGAGCGTCACGGGATTCCCTACGGTAGGAGCTGGAGTTACAGCTAATCTAACCCTAGAAGATGGGGCTAGTATTGAAATTGTCCAAGTTACCGCTAGATCGAGTTTCACATTAACGATAGTACGTGCCCAAGAAGGAACCACAGGTCTTGCCTTTGGGTCCGGGGCCACAGTATCTTTGAGAGTTACAGCTAATAGCCTAGATCGTAAAGCAGATTTAGCTTCCCCAACATTTACAGGAACAGTGGTGTTACCTAGTGGCCAAGCATTAATTGCGCCGGCCCTTGGCACGGTGGCTTCAGGCGTCATTTCAGCTTGCACAAGCTCAGGAATGGTGTTAACAGCGCCAGTGCTAGGAACCCCAGCGTCAGGTGCATTGACAAATTGCACATCAATTCCAGTTAATCAAGCCATTGGAAACTTAGCTGTTGCCCGTCTTAATTCTGGAACTAGTGCATCATCCTCTACATTCTGGAGGGGTGATGGTACGTGGGCTACACCCTCAGGTGGTGGCGGCGGGTCTGGGGATGTTGTAGGCCCTTCAAGTGCCACCGACAATGCTATTGCGTTATTTGACAGTACCACAGGTAAATTAATTAAGAATTCAACGGTTATAGCTGCATCAGGCGCTATATCCGGCGTAACAACTTTAACAGCAACAACATCACTGACGGTTAAGAGTCAAAAGCTTTGGTGCGGACTTGCGGGGGATTTACATTCTGTCGCCCTTGGTCAGTTTACTTTAGCAGCCACAACAAGTGGCGCTAATAATACCGCTCTAGGTTATAACACATTAAACGCTGCAACCACTGCCGCTGGCCACACGGCAATAGGTCACGGAGCTTTGGCTTTATGCGTAACTGGAACAGGTAATACTGGTGTCGGTCAAGGAGCCTTAGCCAATTGTACTAATAACGAGAATTGTGCATTGGGTGATGGGGCCTTAGGTGCGGTCACTAGTGGCGGCTATATGGTTGGTGTAGGCCCTTCCGCCGGTGGATCTGTCGCAACAGGTAACTATAATATCTTTATCGGATATAATGCCAACTGTAATTCTACATCCCCCTCCGGAGTCATAGCAATCGGAGCTAATTCCCAAGCAGTAAAAGAAACTGGGTCAACATCTGGAGATAATGGCCCTGGCATTGCTATAGGGTCCTCAACTCAGCATGTAGGCTTTCGGGGGGACGGAACAATATATAGTGCTGTCGGAGCCAGTGCTGGGTATTGGAGAGTTAAAGTAAATGGAACTGTATATAAAATACAACTTTTCGCGGATGTATAATAATGGCCTTAGGTGCTCTAAATAGTAGGACTCTTAATACGGCGGCAATTAATGTCGGGGCAGCCCTTGTCCTCCCTCCCGTAATCCCGGTTGAGGATATCTGCCTGGGTGAATTTAATGCCGCCCCAGTTAATTCATATGAAGTGAATGGTTGCAGATTTTTAACTACTATGTCCCCAGAAGTGATACTAAGATTTGCTCAATTAGTAGGTGTTGGTGTAGAGCAGGTAGTCGTAACATTTTCTCAGATAGTTGAGTTAAGAATGGCTATAAGTGGCACTGTGCTTACATATCAACAAGAAGTTCAGACTATACTACCTTCTGCCAATGCATGTACATTTACACAAATAATAGATGCGCCTGGTTCATTTTTAGATGTGTACGGATGGGATGCAACCATCTCTATTGCTGGCGTACAAATCCCGAAAGATAGGTTATCTGGTAACGTAGTTATAACAAAAGAATCTAATCAAAACACACTCTGTGAGTTCAAGGTCAGAGTCGCCCTACCACTTGATTTTATTGATTTTATTGATGGCGGAGCAGTTATAGTAAATTACGTAGATTCAGATGGAGGACATAGATTATTCACCGGGGTCGTAGATTTACCTGAAGTTGACTTGATTAACAAATGGATCACGATTAAGTGCTCAGATAGACGCGAAGAGCTTATCAAAGCTAAGATGTTACCTTTATTACCAACGATTGGCAGATATTCCAAAGAAGTGCAGGGTGATATTACATCTGTCGGTAATGAGATGGAATATAGACTACAGACCGTCCCTAAAGATGTTGACTTTGATTCGTACAATACACCAAACATTAACTCGTGGTATGCAAAAGCTAGTGCTGATTATGTATATAGTAACGCTGATGTGTATTATCAAGAACCTAAGCTCTCTTGGCAGAGCCGGGGTGCTATTGTTAATGATGTCACTGTTATAGTTAAATACCAATATCCAAGACTATATCATTACCAAAGGCCATTTAGCTGGAACACTAGTGCAACAATAGTTACTCAAATACCAGTTGGTGACCACGAAGATGGGTACTCATTCCCTACAGTTGGGATGATTAAATCTGCCATTGATGGAGCAGGTTGGAAACAAAATAATACACTCTCATATACGGAAAGTGCAAGTAACTTCTGGATTACGTTTCAACGTGTTCAATCATCTACTCTTAGACCTTATGCTGGAGGAACTTTCGGCCCTGAACAGTTAATGAGTATACGTCATCATTTAGAAAATGTAGATAGCTACGAAGTGACCTATGCTGCGTGGGAAGGTAGTACTAGATTTGCCCAGACAGTAGAAGAAACATACACATTGACAGTGAAATCAACTCAATCTATAAATCAATATGGAGAATTAACGGCATTCTCAAACTATGAAGTTAAGGCCGATTTTGATACTCATACCTGGGAAAACTATAAGCTTGTAACGGCAGCCCCATCAGATGCTATTACGTCAAATCTAAGTTATAGAGTAGACAAGGACATAAACAAAGATGCTAAGAATCTAGCAATACTAACGGGTATTGATAAAGCGAAGACACAAATAATAGCGTCACATAGAGATACTAAAGTTACTCTCCAAGTCCCAATTAAGCCAGACTTAGAATTGAGGCACACATTAGAAATAGATACAACCCCCCTAGCATGCAAGGGCAAGGTTGTGCGGATTGTGCACACACTTAATTTACCGGAACGTAAAGGACATAGTACGGATATTGAGATAGCCCTATTCAGAGCTAGATCTAGTGCTTCAACCACTGCAAGTACTGTGCCGGCCAAACCCGTAGATGTGGTATCAATACCTAGCTCTACAGTAGTATTGGGGAATCACCTGGGCTACGACTATGACACATTACCAGAAACTACCACACAAGTCTGGAATGGGTTTGTAGGCAATACAATATTCCCACCCACTAGATTCACTGAAAAATTTATCGTAGACACCCCAAGTGCTCCTTCGGATTTAAGAGATTTAAGAAAACTAGCTGCTTCTGGAACTTATGAGGTTGCTCTCCCTAATGATGACCTGGACATAATATTCTAATGGCTACATTTAAAGAAAATATTCGTAAAATAGCACGTACGAAAGAAATAGAAGAAAAGATAAAGGCTAAAGACCTACCTGTTAATAGAGGTCCTTGGGATGGCGGTCGTGGTATAGCCTCTGCTACTCTCCCAGATGTTTGCGCCTTATTTTATAGTGACGGGCCCAATTCTTTTAATATAGCAGATTTACTAGCTGGTACTGTAGGTCCGACACTAGCGGACCCCTGTTCACGTATTGATACATTAACAGGCTTAGTCGACTTTGATACAGCGGAAAATACAGCGAACTTTGGTGGTGAAGTTACTTTAATAGTGCAATTAGATGGAGTGTTTGACTAATGGCGACATTGAAATGGTATAGTGTAGGAGTTTTATTTGAGGGAGGTAACTACTACGAAGGCGGTATACAAAAATTCTCTGGTGGGTCTAGAACAGATCCAAATGCGTTGGATATCTGGGCAGCTAGGGCAAATGTATTCGCCTCTGGGAGTGGGTTTGATACTAAAGAAGAGGCAGTCGCGGGCTTTGCTTCCGCTAGTATGGAGTCTATAGGGGGGATATTGCATTATATCCCAGAAAGAATTTCCTACCCGGCCTTATTTGGTGGCCCAGCTTCAGCATATTTACCAGATGTTAGTCCTTCCTATTCTGAATATCCATTCACTGTTCAAGCTTACTCCTATTCTTTTACAGCATATCGAGGAATAGATCCACCATTATACTATACAACCCTAGTTATCGCAAGTGGATTATCAGATGATGATGTTATTCCTCCTCCTCCCCCAATAGATCCCGAAGATCCAGAATCCCCACCCACTTTAGTGCCAATCACAATACAACTAAAAAGGGATGGAACAGGGACTTATTCCGTGAAGCCCTCTGATGGATCTGTATTAACTAAATACGGAATACCGTTTAGGATTATACGAGCTAAGTTCAATACTACTCGAGTTGCAGTTATAGAGGAAACTATAGCAGGTGGTTTTATGATCTATGAAGAGGTTGCTAGCGCTGCGGTTAGTCCGGTTTATGTTTATACGTCAAAACGAAGATTACAAGAGATAATCACAGCTAATTTAATCCCGCAATATAGAGCTACAATTTAAAGATAAAATAAAGCCCCAATTAAGGGGCTTTTTAGTACCTACACTTCTTCTGGATTAAGTACGGTCTTAGCTGCTATTTCCGCACTAAGTTGTGTTACATATTCAACAATATCACAAAGCTTAGTGAATAAGTACTGGAAGTTAGCATCTGTACATGGAACACCCATACCCACTAATATCTCCTCTGTGATAGTGTCCATTGACTTATCACCGAAGTCTGTATCCATTTCAATTTCCATAATTTTCTTCCTCATCATGTCGATAAATTTGTGCAACTAGTTCTGGACTAAATGTACAGCCCAGAAGAAAGGCCTTGAAGTCCTCTACAACATCATCAATCTGCTCCTTATTACCCCCCAAGGTTACTATTGTACCATCCTCTTCTATATTAGTAAATGTATACTTAGTCATGCCCCCTCCCGTATTTTTCATTGAAATAGTCTAGAGATATAAACATGGGATCGAAGGACCCCTTCGTAACCCTGTGCAGCATAACGCAACCTCTCCAATGCTGATTACCCTGCGGGCCTTTGTAACTTTCGTTATGACTATAACAAGCTCCTGCAATAATCCCCCACTGCTGTGTGCCATCCAGAGTAAACCTAGTGGCAACTTCTAGAGTCTGCTTATGCCCGACAACAAAACTCTGTCCAACTTTAGTTAGCTGGTTAAGTGCATTCCCACCGTAAGGCTTACCTGACATTGGGTTAGCTAGGAAGTGGGTGTAGCACACTCCATCTATGTTAATCGTCTGTAAATAAGGTATAACCTCCCAGTCTTGATACGGCAAGTCGTCAACACTAATCACGCCGTCATACTCTGGTTGAAGATTAACAGCCCTGTCTATACGATCCTCATGGTTTCCTAGTGTTAACACCATCCTAGGCCTGTACTGCTTATGCCCATGGGAGCGCATTCGCTCATTATAGGCCCTCATCGGAGCGAGTAACAAGTCCATTGCCTCCTTACCTGCTGCCACATCTTTTTTATAACGTCTACCTTCAAAACTCTTTTTCCCCTTATCGTAGCTGGAAAGTGACTCCATATCGCAAAAGTCCCCTATACAGATAATAACGTCTGGCCTTTTATCTAATATGTATTGCCCAATATAACTTAGATGCTTGAGACACACCCCTGGCTTGGCTTGTACGTCTGGAAGAACAAAATGTTTCATTTTAGGTCCTTGTTGATTTAGGATCGGAGATTCCTATACCAGAGATTCTAAAATCTCCGCCAGGGCAATCGACCCTAACCGCCTCAAATAGGCAATTTGGGCATGTACATACTTTAGATGCATCTGACCTCTCTAACCTCTCAAATGTCTGATCACATCCATCGCATTGATACTCAAAAATCGGCATGCTAATCTCCTACTAGTCCCAGAAATGTTGTATATACTTGTTTATGTAAAGCCAGGCTTCTAGCTTTGCCTTCTTTTCATTATCTGCTATTCTCTTGTTGATCACCTTGAACATCTTAGTGTAATACTCTTCTGTCTTCGAGTAGTCATGAGTCATTTGACTATTGCCGCTCTTTAGCTTTACGAACCTTATAGGGTTCTTCTTGCTTAAGTATCTGTAACTCTTATCATTGTACCCCTCATCAGCATAAGCCTTCCTAAGCTGCTTTGCGGCTGTCATACAACGTTTATAATTCCTATCACTGCCAACGCAGTTATCCCACCGCTTCAATCCTCGGGCTAAATACTCAAGAGAATCACAAAATAATTGAATTTGATAATGGCTATCAAAATCTTTCATTTCTAGTATATGAGGCCAAAAGAACTTTACATTTCTACAGAAATGCTTGGCTACAGAATACCAATGATGTGGGTAATCGTAATATAGATCTGTCATGAAGTAGTACATAGTTCGTGACATTCTTTTTAACAACCCAGGCTTTTCCTTTCGCCCTGTGCTTTCTTCAAGCTCGTATAAAGCTTGCTCTAGGCTATTACTTAATCGACTCATGAGAAGACCCCATTTGTGTATAACACAGCTAACACGATACACGCCACTGTACCACCTAAAATACCACTTCCAAATTCTGGACTATCCTCTGTTAAAGCTAGATAAAGTCCAGTAGATAATCCATAAGCGGCTAATATGCCCAGTATAACGTTCATTTGCCCCTCTCTTCGTTAGTGTGAATTAGGTGGCAAGGCTTACAAAGTGCCCTAAACCCCTTTTTCTCACATAATAATCTCTGTACAAATGGCCCTATATCTCCAAAGCTTCTTAAGCTGCCACAAGCTAGGATATGATCTACTTCTATGTGTGCCTTTATAAACCAATTGTGGCACACTTGACATTCATACTCAAACTTGCTACGCCCTCCGCCTACTTTTGGTCTACGAACTGAGTTTAGATATTCTGTCCTTGGCTTCCATCTAATGCTTAGTCTTCGAAGGGCTGAACGAATCAGCCCAAAAAATCCTGCTGTTGTAAGAGTGCCGCTACAATAAGGACGCTCAAGTAACGTTCTTTTAACCATTACATAGTCACATATATCATTGCAAATGACAATACAATAATGCCAGCGATCATGAAGGTCCTAATATTTTTATCAATCATTTTTATTCTCCCCAGTAAATCCGTAAGTAAGCCAATAGTTGAGCGGTAGTGTTAGGACAGTGAACAATGAACTTAGTACCCATTGCTTTACTGTCGGCACACTTCCCTGGATCACAAATATTGTAAAAGAAAAACTCACTATCCAATATAATTTCACAATGATCATAAAAGATAGTTTTGGATACTTCTTAATCAACTTATTCATAAACCCCCTTTAGACCATTTGATATAACTATATACGTTCATACACAAGTATACCACTGCGGTTAGTACTAAGCCGTAATTACCACTCTCTACTCCTATATAAGCCATACTCGCTTCGACACACAAGAAGATAATGAACCCCCTCTTATCTCTATGTGCTATTAAATACATGCCAATAATTGCCCCCACTAACAGGGCAATATTGGCTATTATTAGTGTAGTAATCATAATGACGTAGCTGCCCACGCTGCGAGCCTACTTCTTTCACAGTCTGGTAATACAACTGATTTAACAAAGGCGCAGTCCTTAGCTGCGTGTAATAAAAATGTTAGGCCATTTGTCTGCCCGTTCAATTTCCTATTGTCAACTTGACTACTATCACCTAAGCATACAATCTTACAATCCTCTCCTGCTCTAGTAATCAACACCTTAATCTGTTGTGGTGTGATATTCTGTACTTCATCTATTATAACATACCTTTTGTGAAAAGACCTGCCCCTCATGTGCTGCATCGCTAATATTTTAATCTTAGCTTCAGCCACACCCTCATCTACTCCCAGAGCTTCCAGATTATCAACTAAGGCACCACACCACGGCAGCATCTTGTCTGTAATCTCACCAGGTAGAAAACCCATATCCTCACCAACTCCTATAGGTGCTCTAGTAAATATAATATCTTTATATGTACGTGTCTCTACAACCTGTTCCAAACCAGCAGCTAGTGCCAGCAATGTCTTACCTGAACCCGCAATACCCTGCAAAACTACCAAATCAACACTAGCATCAAGAAGGTATTTCATAGCTTCTTCTTGCCCAGCATTCCTGGTCTTAACACCCCATGCTCTAGCCATTTATAATCCTCAGGTTGTTTTCGCTATAAATATGTAGAAATCCAGGTATATGCTCTACTACAAATCTAAGTTTACCTGCTGTCGTACAGAATTTTGCTACCACTACTCCCGCTAATTGATAATCGCCCGTGTATTTCTCCACCTCGTCCCCAACGTCAAAAGCCATACTCATTCCTCGGTAGGTTTAGTTGCGTGTTTCTTTTTAAAATCATCTAACTGTTGTTCTAGTACCCCAAATTCTGCTTCCCATAGTTCATCCGAATCTTGAACATTAAACCATGAGTCTGACTCTGCTTCTTCCCTTCTGCCTAAAGCCCTGCCCTGCTCGAACATTGCTTTTAACTCCTCTGAAATCCCAACTTCAATGGGTTGCATACTACAACAATGTCTAATAACTAGGTTTTGCGCCATCACTTCAAAATCCGGCATAATAGTCATTTTGTCACCTCATAACTGTCTGGACTAAATTCTAATTCTACCATTAACTTATTAACCCCTGTCTCTAAAGCTCTTACGCCTAATCCGCTCTTCTGTGCATCCTCCGATAATCGCTCAATCTCGCTCATAGATAAAGTATAGTCTTTTATTCCGTAGAATTCAAGGGTTTTTGAAGCCTTTGGCATAATATTATTTACTAATATAGTAATGTAATCATCTTTTGTAAGTGTGTCCAATGTCACAATATTGTTCAATCTACCTACGAATTCTGGTATTAAGCCGAATTTAACTACTGCTTGGGCTAAGTCTCCAGCTTTAACACTCTCATCCACTGTATTATGGAATCCTAGCTGTTTAGCTTTAATTGCCTTTTTCTCCATTCCTGTAAATGCCCCTGCAAATATAAAACTAATCCCGTCATACCCTGCCTTATTCTCAAATAAAGCAAGGAAATTTGCTTGTACATGAGAGTTCCAATCACTAGACAGTTTTTGCCCTAATTTGTCAACTTCGTCAACAAATACAACTACTTGATCTAATGTACCATCGTATGACCAATACGTCTGTGGATCATTCTCCATAGCCTCCTTTGCACAATCTCTAATCTTTTTCTTCAGGTCTTCTTGTTTCACACCACCACTCGCCCCAGTGGGGTTTAATTCTGTAGCATCAATCTTTAGCAATGGGAACTTCATAATCTTTGACAAGCTCTCGACTAGATGTGTCTTCCCTGTACCGCTATCTCCTACTAATAGGCAATTTGATAGTTTTATTAAGTTAGAAGCATCTAACAAACCCCATTTTTGATAATAACGAAGCTTTGAACGATTGATCAAGTTAATCAATACTTTCTTAGCATTGTCATGGCCTATTACTAACTCTGACAATTCTTGATAAATACGGCGGTTTGCGTCTGCATGATGCTCTCGCTCTATACTCATGATGTTCCCCTTAGTTATGCCTCTTATTTACAGTGTAACTAATCATATATTATTTGTCAAGAACTATTTAATATTTACTTCAAAATTATTCAGAGTCTTCCAATACTCTACTAAGTGTGAGAAGCATTTCCACGCTGATTCACATTCTTTTTCTTCCCATCTGTGAAGCAACAGGGCCCCAGGTTCTTTAGTGGATATGAATAGATTATAACATTCTGCATTGGGTAACCCAAACCCTTCCCGATAGGCAACGAGCTGTTGACATTGCTCAGGATACGCCTTAACTTTGCTAAAATCCTCAGCACTTTTAGTTTTAAAATCAAGAATAATCCCCTTTTGATTAGCCCATTCAAACGTACTTCCGTCGGGTAGTATCACAGAATGCTTGCTATTGTTGGTGCCCTTGAAATGCAGATCACATTTACCCCCGAAGCCAAGTTTATGACTAAATGATGCCTCTGGCACCCACTCAATATCTCCGAAAGTTTCTTGTATCAAATCAATCACTGGTCTGCAGTAATCTTCGAAGTCCGGGTGAAGCCCTTCCCCTAGATAGTAATGCTCTAGAGCATCGTGTATCTGCCCTCCTCTATCTGCTGCGTCCTTCCCTTCTTTCTGTGAAGCTGAAAATATCTGTCGTTTCCACTGCTCCACATCATTAAACGAGTGGTACGGGTTCTCTAACACTGCTTTTATAATTTGATCCATTTTCCACTTTGTAAGTGCTGGCTTATCTACAATCCCTAGTATTGTCGTGACAGATGGAACCAGCCCTAGCTTTCTCCCGTCACGCATCGTAGTGTCTCGATCCCCTTTACCGTCAGCCTTTGGCACTGTGTACTGTGGCTGCCCGTCTGATATTCGATACCAATGCCCCATCATAACTCCTTGATAATTAAATAAAAGCAGCCCGTAGGCTGCTAAAGGTAAGACTCTAAAAGTCTATGTTGTCAAGGTCATCTTCCTGCTCCACAACCTCGGCCATTTTAGCTAAGGGAGATGGTGTTACAGTTGCTTTGCCTGGCTCGTATTTACCAGCATTAACATTGGCTTCAAGCTCATAAGACAGCTTTAGAAGCTCTTCTGCTATCGTCTTCACTTTGGCAGTTGTGGCCCCTGTTCCTGCTAGCGCTACAGCATCATGCAGAACTGCACCTACTTTAATACCGGCATTGTTGAATGACCCACCGCCACCGGATGACTTAGTAAAACCACCGCCGCCGCCTGTATAAGGCTTCTTTTCAAGAAATGTGGATACATCCTCAATCTTAGTTAACGGCCAGAACTTACCATCCTTCGTCTTAACAACAACAAAAGTACCTTTCGCCTTGATTAAATCTCGGCTAGCTTCATCCAAGGCAGTGACGAAGTTGCCTGTTTTACTCTCTACTCCCGGATTTGGACCGTCTAATCGTTTATATGTTAACTCTATGTAGTCACTTTTACCCCTTTTAGACAATGTATGACCTACATACTCAGCTTTTTGTCGTGATTGTGCGCCGTCTTGCAATTCTGGTAATGCCATAATAATTCCCTCCTACGGGTATTTAGATTAATTTGCTGACGATTAAGTGTACCACAGTTACAGCTATAATACCAGCCCCACCACCAATCACAGTAGCTAATGCATCATATATAGATACATCGTGATTAGTTCCCATGTATTTATTAGCTACAAAGTCATACACTTCTTTACCAACTCCCGCTAAAACCACTACTCCCAAAGCTAGCAATGGTCTTGCACCAAAAGCCAGGCCAATTACTAAGCCTGCACCTAGGTGGTATTGCTTGTCTGTCGGTATCTTATTAAATAGTTCTAATAATTTATTCATGTAATATCCCCTAATACAGGCTATAATCTGGAACCTGTAACACCAGTTTGACCCATGTATTTTCCACCCTTATCTCTGTAAGAAGTGTTACAAACTTTACTACCTTTATAAAACAAAACCTGTGCTATGCCTTCACCAGCATAAATTCTTACTGGTAATGGCGTTGTATTACTAAGCTCTATAGTTAACACACCCTCCCATTCTGCCTCTAGAGGCGTAATATTAGCTATAACACCACATCTTGCGTAAGTACTTTTCCCAACACACACACCTAGAATGTCCTTAGGTATCCTAAAATACTCCAAGCTTCTACATAATACCATAGAATTTGCCGGTATGTCAATTTGTTTGGCTTTTATTTCTGTAAATAGTGCATCGGTTGGCATTTTTGGATCAATTACCACTCCATTAAATATAGACTTATAATTAAACAGCTTAAAGTCATCTGCTAGTCTAATGTCGTATCCGTACGCACTAACACCATAAGATATAACTTTCTTACCGCCTAGTGTCCGAACAGCTTCTTCAATGAAGGGTTGAATCATCCCCTCATCTCTGCATCTCTTTAGTATCTGTGCATCCGATAATATAGTCATTATAGCCCCTTAGTCTTATCTATTATAACATAACTTTCTGTTTCTGCAAAGCTTTTTCCAACTTCTATATCCACAGGTATTTTAAAAGGCATATCTACATTTAAATACTTCTTAAAATTACCCGGTACATCTTCCATTACACGTTTAATAATTGGCAGGACTTTCTCTAAATATTCTTTCTTGACAATAAACCACTTACTATCATGAATCTCGTTAACCATTCTCACCTTGTCTTTATTCTTCAAGAGAAGAGGTAACAACGCCGCGCTTGAAGCTGCTTGTACATCACTAGCAGTTCCTTGAACATGGTAGTTCTTTGTTTGAGTTGTGGAGAACCCTCTTTTGAGATTCCCCCTAAAGTCAATTCTACCAACCTCTTCAAAACTGTATCGCTTACCTGTAACTGCGTTATAGTATCCCACGTGTCTATACTCATCCGAGTCATAGCGTATGTCCTCCCCATTAATAATTGGTAATAACTCCATCCCACAAATAAACTTCTTGCCTTCTTTACCCCCGCCCTTCTTTAGTTTTGGTAGGTGCTTAGCTAATGACAGCTCTTTGCTGTCATTTACTTGTTCCGTAACTTTCTTATTAAACTCAGCTACAAAAGGATATTCTATATCTTCTTGTTCAAAGATTCTTTTAATAATTGATTCATCGATTCCCGTAGTTTTCGCCAAGCTCTTCGGGCTTGCGCCGTACGCTTTTTGATAGCTGATAGTTTTGGCAGCAGTTCGCTTAGCTTCCCATTCGGGAATTCTATCAATTTTACAAAGCCCGTAAATCTCATCGTAGGGCTTATCTTCGGCATACGATAATCTTTTAACATGGAAGTCTACTCCTTCTAATAAATCTTTTGTTAATTGCGGGTCATTAGCCAAATACGCAGACACATATATTTCTAGCTGACTGTAGTCTGCTGATACGCATACCCAGCCCTCTGGTGCTACCAACTGCCCTTGTATTGGTAATAACATATCGCCTTTACTTGGTACATTCTGTAAGTTTGGTTTACTGCTGCTTAACCTTGACGTTATAGTCATGGTGTTATTATAATTCGGATAAAGCAGCCCGTCAATAGATAATTCTAAGAACGGCTCCAGATATGTACTACACATCTTATTATACGTCATTGCAAGACGTTGAAGCCTGCAATACTCCTTGGCTTGCTCATTCTTTGAAGTGTGGTATATCTTTTCAATAATGTCTGAGCCTGTTTTGTAACGTCCTTTAATAGCACTTTCTTCTGTTAGTGACGTAGGGAGGCCAAAGCCGTTGATTATAACGTCTTCTACTGCTGCCCTATACTTAGGGTTGCCATTCTTAAACGTGCCGTCTTGCACCTTTATTTTGAGTTGGTATGTTCCACCAAAAAGAATAGCACTCTTATCTTTGGGACTATTAACATTGAAGGGTCCTAAACGTTCATCCCACATACTACTAATTAAATTAGTAGCTTCCTCAAGATATGTTAAAGATTTTAGTTTAAAGTCTCTTAATGTTTCCTGACATTTCTTTAAATCCACTGTGATACCTGTATTCATGACGTTAGTTAAGCACAACATATAATTATTGTACAATTTGATACAGTCAATCATGCCAAGTTGTCTCGCTCTAGCGTATTGTTTCTGAAACACTTGCATTGTAGTGACGCCATCGGCTTTAGAATAAGCATCATAGATTTTAAATAGTCTTGGGCATCTATCCTTAGCTGCTAGTATTTTATCAGCGCCAATACCTTTCTTATATAATGCACTTATACGAGTATCCTTAGTCTTAACTCCTAGGTATAGTTCTTGAAGCTCTCCAAGTGATGCAAAGCTATGTCGTTGACCTGACATTAAGTATTCAGCTATTTGTGTATCATATACTTGACCCCCTCTCAGCATAAAGTCTTGTAGCTCTTGAGTTTGCCACATATAAGATAGATCAAAAGGCGCGTTGTGCATAATGATCACATCGGCTTTATTTATAAGGCCTGCTACTTCTAATGGGAATTGCCGTTTAAAGCCCCCCGCGTTGTGGTATACTTTCACGTCTGAGGCACTTGACCCGGCGATAATAGTATACATATCATTCGTTGGATCCTTTGCCTGTGGCCCATGAACTCCACTAGAGATCGATGTTTCTGTGTCTATTACGCAGAAAATAGTCATAAGTTACCCCTTAAAAACTTATCTCTTGATATAAACTATATGTGTCTATTATTTCACATGTTATATTACATGTCAAGCCTCTTTTCTTCTTCGGGGTGCTAACGTAACGAATTTTGGGGTTATTGCTATCTTTCCCTATTGTTATCATCGTCTCTGCTGCTGCGCTCTTAGCTTTACAACCAAGCACGTCTTTGTCTGTGAGAAACTTCTTGTGTTTCTCTTCCCCTGATTCTTTATCAAACCAGCTTGTAGAGCCGCTTTGTGTTGTCCCAATGATTGGGCAGAACTCCAAAGCCAACAGCCTTATATTGTCATAAAGCTTCTTGAGGGTTATGGGATCCTCAACACTGGCTAAGATATCTAGCATGTCAATAATAACTAACGAAGGTTTATATTTTTTTAACTTGGCTCTTATGTAACTCACGCCATTGTTGCTCATCTGAAAGACAACGAACTTACTTGCGTCAAATCGCTCGTTAAATTTCTCCCTCACTTCTTCTCTACGCGTCACGATATCCTCGATGCCCCCTGGGATCTGCTTCTTGAACAGGTTAGACCAAAAACGTCCAAAGATATCACCGGGCGTACCCTCTGAATTGAAATAAAGGATAGGCCCCCGCTCTGTCTGCTTGTCAAAGTGCTTAAATGCATGTACAGCTTGGCTAATGCAAAAAGCACTCTTACCTGTATTACTATCAGCACTAACTACAACAAACTGTCCTTGAATTAAGCCGCCAAGGTTAGTCTGGAGGCTTGGCAAGAAATATGGTATACCGTTTGTCTTATCAAGTACCGATAAATCTACGGTAGATGACGTAATAGCCTCATTATCATGATCTAATAGGATCAATTGTTCCTTATTTTCGTGCTTCTCTAATATATCACGAAGTTTTGGAACATTGAAGTCGTTGTTTGCGGCTTCTATAAGCTCGTCTGTAGTTTGTTTGTGCATTAAACCTAACAAGCAATGTTCTGTGCCCTCTGCTTTCTGTATAGCAGGAAACACATAATCCCTATAATACTCTATATCTAGTTGATCTAGGTCTTTATTATGCCAATTTTGACTAAATTGTGTAAAAAATTCTCCAAAATCCACTGACTTATGGTCATTGAACATAGTGAAGTATCTAACATAATCCGTCAAGATCAACGAAGTTGCAGGAAGTAAGCGCTTTTTATCCACAGAGTTTATATATAAATCAAAATTCTGCTTATTAGACATGGTGGAGAGCAAAGCGCTCTCCAGCAAAATATCTTTTGGTTGTATAGTTGTCATAATGCCACCACCAAAGCGTGTACTATATAAACAGCAGTCGACACTATCACTACAGTTAAACTTACACTCCAAATTAAGAATAAAGATTTCATGATAGTGTCATAGGTATCATATTTTAAACGTGTCATTATTCATCCCCTCCCAGAGCTTGTTAAATTTGTTTGGTAGATTTAAAATCATCTATCATTAATGAAACACATTCTTTCATTGTAAATAAATCAGCTAATTGAGCCAATGATAATAAATTACTAAAATTAGAGTCTCTATTAGTTAATATATGTAACTCTAAATATATTTTTCTAAGATGTACATCTACTCCACTATCTTTTATATAAGTACTCATACCTACTCCCAGAGTTTGTTAAATTAATATGTTTCGTCTAATAAATCACCTATCGTGATTTCTCGTACGCTTTTTAATCGTTGTTCTATAGCCTCATCAACTTCATTTCTATAATTTTTAGTGTCTCTTAATCTTCTCACCTCATCCCTAAGCTGCATTATTTCCTCGTATTGTTCCGTTGACTCTTCCACATGTCTATACATTTCAAATATAATATTTCTCAATAGTTGATTTCTTCCTAAGTCTTCCGCATTATATTGCATGTATTCCTTTAACCTTTTGTCCCAGTCGTTAAATATTCTGATTTCTACCTGCTCCATACCAACCTCCAAATTTATTAAAAATTCATGTAAATGTAGGGCCTAAGCCCTTCATTCTATTGACTTATCTGCACGTCTTTGAAATGCCTTTTTAATCTAGCTGGTAGTGTAGGATCATTGGCTTTTATATAAATATCTTCACCTTTATGCATCTTATTCATTTCTGATTTTGACAAAAAGGGACAAATGGTGTCTTGTAAAACCCCTTTTAAATATTCATCATTATGTTTAACATCCATGATCATGTCCCCACTTTTACCGTAAGTACCCCCACTATAAGTATGTAGCATAAGGTAAGTATGTGGTTGCATTATTAAATAATCACCTGCCAATGCGATAATAGCCCCCATAGAATGGGAAGGATAAACGACATTACAAACTATAGTAGCTTTACTTTCTTGTATAGCCTGTACGATCATAAAGCCTACTGAAGCATCACCACCAGGGCAATTAATACGCAGCATCATTCCGTCACCTGCTTGGGCCTCCCTTAACGCAGTGATAAGATCTTTATAATCATTGAAATTGTCAATTCCGTCATATAAAGTCCATTCAGATCTGATATTAGTGTGTGTTACATGTTCAATCATCATATAATATCCCCTTAAAACCAGTTATGGAAAAAACTAACTTGACACTGTGGTAAATTTAATTCGTCTACTCTAAAAGCATTGTCTGGGTGTCCTTCTCCTGCTGCGTCTGATCCAAAGTTATCACGGAATACTTGCATAATCCGTGCCCCTTTACATTCGTCATAACCGGCTCGCATCATGATGAATGCCCCAATCTTATCCGCTGCCGCTTCTTTGTAACTCTGGTTAATAGGATAATTTAAAACCTCCTCCATAGCCCCATGTTGCACATCGTAGTTTATAACATGTCCTAATTCATGCCCTAATACCATGGCCACTTCATCAACTGTACTCATTTTATTTAGAATACCTGTCGTAATATTTACTGTTTGTCCATCCGTCCACGCATTTAAAATCGGACTATCCAATATAATTAATGGTGGTTTTGATCCTAATCCTGACTGTATATATAAGCTCTGGTACACTTCCTCAACTTGTGAGTTTGTGAATCCATGAGTAACTTTTTGGATTACGGGCTCCGGTCTATATAAAAACATAGAAAAACCTAACGCAACGCCTAAGAACACCGTAAATTTACTTACCGGATCGAATATTTTCATCACTTACCCCTAACAATTGTTTAAGTTCTTCATCGCAATAGTCCTTTGGTTGCTTGTCTGTTCTCAGCACCTCAACAGTCCGTGATTCTCTTACTGCAAACGCCCTATACTTTGCGTTAGTGTGTAATGATTTTGACAACTTACTGGCTACTGTATCAGCTCCTGTATGTCCTGCCTCGTCATTATCTAACCACACAATGATATTGTCTGTACTTTGTTCTAATAACTTTACTCCGCTATACGTCAGTGAAGTACCGAACATGCACACTACATTAACATGTTCCCCCAATCTTATAGCACTTATATAATCTTCTACAATTACGGTTATGTCTGATTTTCGCTTACACTTAATAACAAATGGTGTCGTTTTGTCTCCTTTTGTAATAAACATCTTATTAGGGAAAAACCTTTGCTGACAAAAGACTAGTGCGTTATCAACAAACACTGGTAATAATAACCCAACTCCTCTGTACACTAAACCCCTTTCTGTAGTAAATTCAGTGTGTTGTGTGTACGCTATCCCATACTTCTTTATTAAGTTATCATACACATAATAACTATACAACCATTTTAACACACTTGGGGCAAATTCACTAATGTTTTGTGTGTGTTCAGGTAGTCTTATCTCTGTATTACTGGCTTTAATCATAGGGCGATAGGCCATTGTAGCACCATCTGTCCGCTTTGTCTTGCCACACGTGAAGCACTTAAACCCATCACTATAAGTAGCAAAGCATGGAGTATTATTGCCACCACCACAAAATGAACATGGCCCCATACTAATCAGCATAATCTTCTTCTAGTGGTAGTGTTGCTTCCCACACCCCATCTAAACTCTGTATTCTCCAACATCTTTTAAATAAGGATAAGACAAATTTCTTATGTAATTTTAATAAGTAGCAATGCTGCTCAAAATTATCATTTGAAAAATAATCATCATCATGATCAACACCGGCTTGGGTAATTACAGCACATAATAAGTTAATCTCCGGCATATCCCTATTGTGTCTATCAGATGATAGATCTACCAATGTAGTCTCTAATTCCTTAAACATTAATTCATGACTTTTTTGAGCGATTGTTTTCATGTCATCTCATCCCATCAAAGTTAAGTTTCACTATTAATTTTCCAAGGTTGAATTCCCTGTCATATGTTGCGCTACTGATCATATTGTCTGATTCTAACATAAGTCTACACATCGCTTTAATTATATAAAGATGCTTATTTGTTTTATCATATGTTGCAACGTCTTTCACATACTCTATTACGAACTCTAGTTCAGTTTGCATTTTGTTCCCCTCTCAATTGCTGTGCCATCATAAGTATATTTGCCACTATATGCGCCATGTGGTTTTCTCCTGACTCCTCGTCAATTTCATCAACATATAGATATGATATCAGATGTCTAGCTGCTGCGTCAAGCAATAAATCAACATCAATTGGTTCTTTCCACGATTCTTGTGTATATTTACCAGATTCAAGAGCCTTTGCACGTACTGCAATCACACCATCAAATAACTCTTTGTGTGTCCCTACGGCCAACGCTGCATATTCAACTAGCATCATGAATGTTATTTGCTGACTGACTTCATATTGATGTGACAGTAGGTCATCAAGATGTCTTCCTACATAATCAGCTGCTGTCTCTGCATACTCGCTAGCCGATGCGATGGATGATAAATAACAGAATCTCGCACCCTCTGCTTTACCTTTGCTATGCTTACGGGGCTTTTCAATGATAGTTTCTAGCTGTTTATTTGTAATGTCTCCCGTATTCTTTTTCATATCGTTGTAACAAAAACCTAAAGCATCGTCAATAGTGTTTCTAGTTTGATTTGTGTTAGTGCCAACTGTTTTCCCAACAAACTGTGCTGTATTACCTGGAGGTACTAGGCATTTGTTAAATCCAGAATACTTTTTATCAAGTTTCTTATTATACTTCTCTGCATCTGATAGCCCTTCAAACTGGTCATAATGTCCCATGTAGTTCTCCAATAGTTGATTAATTAAGATAATTATAGCTATTTATAGCCACTATGTCAACATATTTTAGCAATATTTGTTATGGGGGTTGACAAACGTGTTTCTGTATGTTACAATTAGTTATAATGGTTGTATAGCTATAATATGTTTTATCAGGCTCCTAAAGAGCCTTAGATATAAAACATATATAGATTATAACATATATAACTTTAGTTATATATTATATATATATATAGAAGCCCCTTCAATGGGGCTTCTTTGTTTCTAGCTATTATGATATAATAGTTATATAGTAATTACAAGGAATACTATGACTAAGATTAAATTTAAATACGATTATAAAACAACAAAGCAGCTGGCTGCTATGACAGCAGCCCAGCTATTAGGGTATAAAAGGGCTATGGGTTTACAGGCAGAGAACTTAAAGTCAGAGGCTGCGGAATGGGCCTACACATATAAACTATTGAGAAGAGAGCTAGAAGATAGGATGATTGATATAGAAGCAATGTTGTTAGGAGCTGAATTAGATCGCCTTGAATCAGATGGCAGTATTTTTGGAGTAGTGGGATTTATACATTAAGGGGAATATTGTGGAAGACTTAAAAATTGTATTGTGCGTTCTTGCTGCATTAACAGGTATGGGCGTGGTTTTATCAGTTACCTACACAGTTTGTGTGTTATTATTACATTCTTATGGGGTTAACTTATGAATGAATTATCGATCGTAGAAAAATACATAGACAAACTAATTGTGAGGTATTTTGCGGATACGTCACAAAATGACCTTATCAAGAAATTAGCGATAGATATATATTGTTTAGGGCATAGCCATGGACAAAATAAGGTAACTGGTGAGGGCCCATTAGTATGAATATATCGAATAAAGGTATTGCTGAGCTGTTCGGCCATGAAGGAGTCTGTCTATCCCCGTATCTGGACAGTGTAAACGTATGGACTATTGGTTTCGGGGCTACTAAGTCCGAAATTCCTGACTTAGATGGTAGTCATAGAGACATTACAATGAGGGAAGCGGTTGAGTTATTTCGGGTCGGTATTGTTAAGTATGAAAATGCAGTTAACAAAGCACTAAAAGTGGGTGTCACACAAGAGCAGTTTGATGCATTATGCAGCATCTGCTATAACATCGGCACAGGCGGCTTATCAGGCAGTACATTTATTAAGCGTATAAACGTAGGGGAAAGCCTACAGCGCATTAAAGAAGCAATTATGATGTGGTGTAAGCCTAAAGAAATCACGGCACGTAGAGCTAAGGAAGCATTATTATATACTGATGGTAAATATAGTAATGGCGGTAAATGTTTGGTATTCCCGACCAATGGTAAAGGACGTACCTTGTATACGAAAGGTAAGTCCGTTAATGTAGAGGATTTACTTAAATAATATATTTATAATTATTTTATATAATTCCCTTGCTATTCCCTAAAGCCCTTCTATACTTAAATTAAGAGAAGGGCTTTATACATTAAGGGGAAATATCATGTACGCAATAAGAGATGAAGTAGATGAAGAGATTACTATGTTACTTCATGAAGATGAAACATTCATACTATTATCAGAAGAACAAAAAGAAATAGTAATAGCAAGATTGAATACAATGCTTCATCATAATATTTACAGAATTATTACAGAATAAGTTTGACAACTAGTGAATATAAGCTATAATTACAGTAAGAGAAGAGTTTAAGGGGAATGTTATGAAAATAGGAATAGTAATTATTGTTTTAATTATTGGATGTAATGCCTACCAAGCGTTGCATGATGCAGTAGACGCTACCCCATCACAAATAGCATATTTACAAAGTACAGGAGCATTAAAATGAACACTAAAGCAAGAAACTTATTAGTATTATCAGTCGGATTAATAGTCATGTTAGTAGTAATAAGTTGTGTTGGTGTCTGTAGTCTTGTTTCGAGGTGCTTATGAAAACTCAAAAAAGTCATTTGGAGCGTCAAATGCAACGAAGCCATGATTTGGCTATGTCAAGAATTAATAAGTCACAACAGTGCTTAAAAAGAGCTGAAAAATGGTGCATAGTTATCACGAGTATAGTGTGGGTAAGTGTGGTAGCGATATCATATATACTAGGAGCTTAAAATGTGTATTAATTGTGAGTCTATAGAAGAAGAACAAGAATGTGAAAAAAGCCTTGACGAGTTGTATAAATACAGTTACAATGAAATCATGGGATTAATTAAGGAACAGGAATTTAAGGATAATAAGGGTGTTATATTACATTAGGGGAATAATATGAATACTATGCTTAAAGAATTGTTTGAAGAAGTAAAAAGGCCAGCTGTTGTATTAACAGTGATTGAGAATCCTGGGGTTGTTGTAGATAACAGCAATCTACCTACAGGTTGTAGATATTGTGAATTAAGGGAGGAGCAATCATGGACGCAGTGGTGATGGTCGGATTGTTAGCAGCTATTTATTTATACGCTTATACAAGGAATCGATAATATGTGTAAACTACTAGAGCTTAAAGGACACCCACATAAATTTGTAGAGTGTAAGTATAAATGTTTTAATGCACAATGGGTAAATGGGGGGTTGACAATCTACGTCTTTGCACTAGCAACTGCAACACTTTGGCTATATCTACTATCTTAACATAATAGCCCCTTAATGGGGCTTTTCTGCATATACAATATAACCATGATAATTCCCGGAATTAACGAACTATCTAATGCGTATTATGTGTACGCCGCGTAAACACGTACTTAATATATGCTTAAATAACCCCTCTTATTTGTACACGTATGTACACATCAGGCCATATAAGGCCATAGATATGTGTACTATATACGTCTATATATCTATTGTATAACTATGTATAACTATGACTAGGCTTGTGAACCAAGCATGTATGACATACATGTACATAGTAGTGAACAAGCATAGATACACTAATACTATCATACACCTACATGTTTATAGGGATAGGTGTATATCAACACGGCTATATGTATATAGACGTAAGCTATAGGGAAGAGTGGTAACTCTTCTGGTATCCAGCCCTCAGCTGGCTCCCTCTAGAAATCAAGGGCATGCGTTAGCACGCACTAAGGGACAGGGCATGAGCTTACGCTCACTAAGGGCACATGTGTTACACACAAGCAGAGAAAGGGCCCCCTACTCCCCCCAAGAGAGGGAGGGAGGGAAGTGCCCACAGGTTCACAGCTAAAACCCAGAAAAGTGAACCTTAAGGAAAGATTAAGAAAGGGGGTAGATGCCTCCGGCGGAGGGTATTACCATACCCTATTGCTATTAATCCGCATACCTGCGGACACAAAACTGTAAAGCAAGCGTAAAGCTTCGTCTTTCGACTTGCTTTACTATGCATATAAGCTATAATTACAATACAAGAAGACAAAGGGGGTTAACATGGACATTCAACAAAGGCGGATTAACTCATTAGCTGATAAGATTATGGCTGTAGAAGCTGAAGAACAACTCAGGCAGACAGATCTAGCCTATTTAGCACTAAATTATAAACAAAGGGTTGCAATATTAGAGAGACTGGAGTATATTAATCAACAGAACATATATAAAATACAGGGATAGGCATGAATAGAAGATTTTTAAGTGTGGTATTTATAATTATGAATATATTTATTTATCCACAGATGGCCTTTAGTCAAGATCACAATTATTTGGCTAGATTATTGCAAATTAACACGAAATGGGAAGAAAAGAGTAGACAAGTGTATAAATATAATTATATAATAAAGACTAGTAGACTTTAAGGGGTTCAAATGTTGTTTGAAAAAGAGGTTGTTTGGGATCAGATAGAAAGTTTGCTACAATCACTACTAAATAAGGAGGAGCAGGAGCGAGTAAAAAATTTAAAAAATCAATCAACTTTAGGGGAAGACAAATGAAAAATCAAAGCGGATACAGTTTGTTAGAATTAGTAATTGTTATTGTCATTATTGGTATTCTAATGGCAGCGGCTATTCCAGCGTACTTTACATTAGCTCATAAAGCACGCGTAGCGACAGCCAGGGCGGATGTGTCTACAATTTCGCAAGCTGTTGAGTTATATGCTAACCTAAACGAGGGGAGATACCCAGACAACCTTAGAGAATTATTGGATGATGGATTAGAAGCTCGACTCGTGGTATTGCCACTTGATCCATGGAGTCATCGTTATCATTATGACCGTGTAACGCACGTTGTAAGGTCTAATGGGGCTGATGGGCAGCAAGGCGGTACAGGTTATGGCACTGATATCGTATCAAATGTCAGATATAACCCATAATAACTAGTGATAAGTAATTAAAGGGCCTTAATGGCCCTTTTTCTTTACAGATTCTTTTCAAATATATTTACATTTTCCCTTGCATACCTGTTAACCTGTGCCATACTTAATATAAGAGAAGAACATAACAAAAGAAAGAGAGTGATTGGAAGGTCCGAAGTCGCAAGGACCAAGAAGAGGGGAAAAAGTGAATGCCCCTGCAAGAATCGAGATGGAGTACCTCGAAAGCCTGTGAGCCAAACCAATCATTGACAAGGAACAAAGAATAGAGGCCCCTAAAGGCCTCTTTTTTATTACCCTAGGATACGTACTAGGTGAGCTTGAAGTCCTAAGGAATGTATCCCTTTGGCCCCACAATCGATAGCGAATGATGTATGGTTAGGGTAATATTTAACAACCCCTTCGTAAGAGCATATTTCTTCCTTACCTTTGTATCTAACTTCCACAGCTACTAGATCATTTTCCCAAATACTAAGGCCGTTAATATCAACGGCCCCTGTACAACACATCCCATCACTTTCTCTTATAATCATGACCTAATCCTCCCCATGTCTATAATAGCCTTGTCATACCCATCATTAAACAAGCTCAGAAGCTCTCCAGAGAGATATTTAATACCACCCTTCCCCTCAGCCTTCCTTCTTTCTATCGTCTCAATAAGACGTGCTGCGAGCTGTTCTAGCTCAAGTGCTGTTTTTGGTTCATACATTATAATTCTCCTCGTCTATCAAAAATAACAATAACACTTGGGAAATTAGCACAATTCTTACTTGGTACCCCATTCCTTTCAAACTTCAGGCGTTTTGACAAAAAACGCACCTCACATCCTGGCTTTGGTTTGTTCTTTTCATAATCCCAAAACACACCAAAGGTCTTTGTACTAGTGTCAGCCTTTATCAGAGCCACAATACAGCACATTTTGCTGTCTTCCCATGCCTTTGTTATAAATGGTAGGGGGTTAGAGTAGGGTGGGTTCATAAATGCTGACATTACGCCCTTGTTTACTTCCGTAAACTGTGTATTTAGATAATCATCCTCAAATCTCCATAACTTGCAATTATCTGCATTGGCACAAAGGTCAATGTAGAAATTAAACTCTTTGCTTAGCTCATCAAACAACGCTTGTGGCGTTTCCCACTGGTCAGATTCTTTATCCATAACTATTCCTCATGATCTAGCACCATTTTATCAATTAAGTCGATAAGGGTGGAGCCTTCATAATTCCAACCCTTATAAACGCCTTTTTCCTGGGCATAGGCAATATATTTGCCAGCTGCCTTTAGGATACGCAAAAACACCTGAGCCTTTTCATGATCTGTGGCAGGTGTCGTGCGTTTAAATTTAATAACATCACCCATTATATTGGCTCCTATGAACAAATAGTTTTTCTATGGGTTTTGAGGGTTCCGTTGTCTTATTGTTAACATTACAGTTAACCTTCTTACTCCAAACACAAACCCAATCACTAGGGGCATTGTACTCTGACACAAACACTCTGTGCCCATCAAACACCCAATTATGAGCCTGTTCCCAAAAGTGATTGTGATTAAACAGCATGTTTCTATATTTCTCCGTTTTAGCATAAGGAGGATCGCAGTATATAATACTATTTTCCGGGATCCGAAGGTCTGCGTAATGGCTGTGCCTAAAAATAACGCCTCTGAGTTTAGGGAACTGTTTTAAGGCACTATTATAAGCTTGTTTTGAATAGTTGTCACCCCTATTATTTTTCGCCCATCCCCTCATCCACTGACTACCAAACGTATGTGTAAATCCAACATAGCCTATAGTCGCGTTACATTCGGGGCCATACAATCCACCTTTTGATAGATTCTTTAATACATGGTATGTCACCTCTGTAACTTCCTCAGGAGGCAACCAGTCTCGCACTGAAACTGCGTCCCACATTTCTATTAGGAACCTATGACTATCAGCCCCTATTCTGTTTCCTGTAACCTCTGAAAGAGTGTTACAGCCCCCACAGAATGGTTCTACATACCACTGCCCTTCTTGCCTATCCTTTAGGATGATAGGCAAGATGTGTTTAGCTAATAATCTTTTACTTCCCATGTATTTCATGTTAATACCCCCTAGTCAAAGTAGCTATCGTCATAATCATCAAACCTACCTGCCCATTCGTCCAATAACTCAGCTTGTGTTAGCTGTTGATAAGGGCCATCATAAGCCTCGCTATACTTATCTGCAAATAGCTTAGGGGTAGGTATTACTATATCCCCGTTCGCGTCTTTAACGATGGTGCTAGCGTCTTCTATGGAGTTTGCCATCTCCTCCACCCAAGCATGAAATGGTTTCATGTTATTGCTCCTTAGTTTTACTCAGAATTCGTTCAAACACTGTAGCCACCCATAACTCATAGCGCTCTAGCGCGGCCTGGTCCATCATGACCGCACCAGGCTCAGTTTACGCATTGCAATATATTTATCTACGTTCTTATTAACTCTATCCTGTGTTAATCCATAGCTAGTTAGAGTTCCACGCGCTGCATGCGCGTTAAGCTCTAGCAAACCCTGAGCAATAGTATTCTTAATTTCGGCAATAGCCGGAATATTGGACTCTATAGCAATATCCTTACGCAATAAGTGTATAGACATGATAATCTCCAAATAATTAGTTACACTATTACTATAGAATAATCCGGCCCAAAAGGCAAGGATTATGTTAAATTTATTTTAGTTGTAAACAAAGAAGCCCCAATAAAGGGGCTTCTATATATAATATATAACTAAAGTTATATATGTTTTAAGTTATATTAATCTTTCACTTTAGGTTACAGATTAATAGTATATATCTTTAAGGTCTTAAGTGTATTATACACTGTAGTAGTGGCGTTTGTCAACCCCCTAAGAAACACACTTAAAAATTATTGTAAATAGTTGTTGACAGGCCCTAAATTATAGACCATACTGTACTTAACAACCTAATGGAGAACATTATGAGAGAGACAATAAATTATAAACAAGGTACTACGAACTACATACGAGAAATAAGCCGTGGACGGCCAGTACGAGTTGATTCATCTGAGTATCTAGAATCCGTTGACAATTCCATGACAGACGTATTCGAAGATCTAGAATCGGACTTAGTGGCAAAATTAGGATTCTCTGTGGCAGGACATGTAGAATTATTGCTAGAAGTTATGAAGTCAGCCGCCCGTAATGGAGATGAAGACTACTTTCTAGGCCACACATTCGCATATCATTGTAGACTTCTGGGATTAGACCACACAGAACTCCAAGAAGCTATTGCGACAAGGGGGCTAGCTAAGAAGGCATCAGGTGGACGGAACAATAGTAAGGAGGCCATGAAAGCCAAGCAGGAAATTGTTAGTAAGTATGAGAGTGGTCAATATGGTAAAAGACAACTATCAGTACAGTATAGTGTTAGTATGGAACATATAAATACAATATTGAAAGATGCAGCACCTAAAATAAAGAGGGATGTTACTAAAGAGTACGAGGAAATACGTATCGCGAGGGATAAAGGAGATTCTATACGGACATTGACAGCTCGTTATAATGTATCCTCGCAAACTATTTATAAGGCACTACTTGACAAATGAGGTCTTACATGTTATAATTATAACAAGGACATAGAGAATATTCGCTGGCTTCCAAAAGTTCCATTAAGAGAACGGAGGCTCCCTCCTAGTGAAGCCCATTCTTTATGTCCGCTAGAATTTTAGTTATCGCGGGATAGCTCAGTCAGGTAGAGCGAAGGACTCATAATCCTTATGTCGTTGGATCGAAGCCAACTCCCGCTACCAGTTAGAAAGACTAGTGGTAATATGGTAGACAAACTCCATGTATGCGGATAAGGTCCCATCCCTAATCGTTAGCTTTCTTTCCTCTGCTCCTTAGGCAGTGTAGTACGGTTTAGAACCTTAAAGAAGTTCTAGGCGTCAAAATAAGTCAGAGACTAGGCAACTAGGGCATGACTGAATTTGTGGTGACTCCCAAAGACCACGAATAATCTACGGGAAAATGAGATATACCATTATGAAAATTAATGGGGTGACTGTCACGGCAGGTGCCAATCCTGCATAAATTAAAGAATTTGTAGTATAGCTCAACTAGAGCAGCGGAGAGATAAACCGTCAGATGCGTATCTTGAATTACGCTGGTACAAATAACACAGGACTTGTTACGTAGTTTAATGGTAAAACGGCTGCTTCGGCAGGGGGATGGGAGTTCGACTCTCCCCGTAACAACGAATGTGTGATTACAAGCAAAAGCGGCTAGGCCAGCCCACTAAAAGTTTGGTCTGCTTGTATAAAGTCAGGATGAAGCCTGACAAATCTCGGACACAGGTATTCCTTAACAGGACTTCATGATCAACTGGACGAGCTAGCTGTAATGGAACGTCGCCCTGCATTGTAGCAGGGAAGGTACAGATATACAGCGCTGTTGAAATACAGACGTGAGCGAACGTAGTAGCGGAGCGAGTGAGAGCCTCGCAACATGGACCTAAGTATGTTTTTAAAAGACTTCGTGCTGCACTACAAAACACGTTAAGCCGTAGTAGACAACTGATGAGACGGTTGGCAGTGGGTGAAGGCCCCACCGTGAGGGATTCTCACTTCACGATAATATCAGAGACGTTGATGACGTAAAATGCGACTAGCTCGTTAAATGCGAGCACTAATAACACGGCTATGTGCTCTACTAGTTCAGCTAGCACCACGTAGTTATCGTATCACGACCGGGCTATGTCATTTAATGATAACCCCAAATTGGCGTGTGAGCCAGGCGTTATGGCTCCAGAGAGTGGCAGACGTGCCACATACGCACTTATTACCCCCTGGCCCCTTATGGGGCTTTGTTTTTTTTTATATATACGAGACGAGAAGCAAATGAATTATTGTGAAGATTGTGGTGGAACTATTCCGCACATAGGTAAATAAATGTTCGCACTACTACTGCCGTTATTAGCCTCTATCCCAGGATTGCTTGGTAAATACTTTGAGCAAGTTAATGCCATCAAAACCCAACAACTTGCAAATGACCTTGCTATAAAACAAGAACAAGCTAAACTTATAGCACAAGGAATTATAGCCCAGAGTGAACTTGGACAAGAACAATTAAAATCTACTTCAGCAATGTTTAAGCAATTAATATATTGCGTAATGTTGGCCCCTGTCGTTATCACTTGTTTCGACCCAATTGTGGGGAAAGAGATTTTTATATCCTTAGGCATAGTACCTGAATGGTACATGGCCCTAATATCAACCATAGGGTTGGCTATGTGGGGTATTAACAGCGATAAACTACAAGCTATGATAAGCTCTAGACGAGAATATAAATTAGAATCGAAAAGAATTGTAGCTAGAAAAGAATATTATGATGCACTAAGAAAAACAAAGGGCTTTGTAACTCCTGACGATATAAAAGAAATGGAGCCAGTGTTTGATGCATTGGATAAGGATAATGCAGAAAATGGATGATGTTTTAAAATTACTATTACAGTATGCAATAGCCCCTTTGGCGGCTTTTTGCGTTTACACATATAAGAAACAAGCTCTTAAAGTAGATAAACTAGAGGAACGTATCTCTAGTGTAGAGACTTCAACAGCAGTTATCAAAGTTATGGTAGATGCTATTCATCAAGACATTAGAGATATAAAAAGAAACATTGAAAAACTTGTTGACCGAGGTAACCAATGAAACCAGGCCGAATTGTTGGCGGTAAGTACGATAAGAAGTACGGACGACAGCTTATGAAAGGCTTGAGAAATGACGGCATGTCTGTAGAAGAAGTGTGCCAACTCTGGAATATCAATCGTACTACATACTATAGATGGATTGAGATACACGAAGAATTTAAAGATGCTCATGAATATGGTGAAAGGGATGTTATGGCCTATTGGCACAGGCTGACTCGGGCAGCAGCATCTGGACAGATTAAAGCTAATGCAGGCGTCATATGCTTCGCAATGAAGAACATTGCAGGTATTGAGTGGAAAGATAAGCTAGAAGTTACTAATGACGGCCTAGAGCAGATACAAAGAATTAATATCAATGTATTACCAGCACCGGAACAGAAACCTTTATTGATAGAGCATGAGGACGTAGACAGTGAGTCGTGATGTTAACTTTTCAGTTACTCCAGACCAAGCAGAATTCTTAAAGCTAGATTGCGCCTTCCCTGCCTTCATAGCAGGCTATGGCTCTGGTAAATCGCACATAATGGCAATCAATGGCTTTATGGATGCAACACACTCAAGTGATGCCATTGTGGCCTTCTACGAACCCACACATGACCATTTAAAAACAATCATAATCCCTAAGATAGAGGGGTTATTAGTAGACCACGGAATTCGTTATACGCTTAATAAACAAGATGGAACTATAATGACTAGCAATAGCCAGATAGGGGACTTTATGTTTAAGTCTATGGACAACCCTAGCATGATTGTGGGGTATGAGTTTTACAGAGCACACATAGACGAATTAGATACCCTACCCCAAGATAAAGCCGAGGAAGTGTGGCATAAGGTTATTGCACGTAATAGACAACGGCCCAAAGGGATTGAAGACGTAAAAAATAGAATATCTATTTATAGTACCCCTGAAGGCTATAGATTTTGTTATAAAATGTGGGGAAAGAAAGATAACCCACGATACCAGATGGTACAAGCCAAGACGAGAAGTAATCCATACGCATCACAAGAGTTCATTGATAGTCTTTTAGATATGTACACAGAAGAACAGGCAGAAGCTTACTTGAATGGTCAGTTCTGCAACATGACTTCAAGTACTGTGTACTCAAATTATAATAGAAAGATTCATGATAGCACAGAAACGATCAAAGATAGTGACACTCTATATGTAGGATGTGACTTTAACGTTGACCATCAAGCTGCTACAATATACGTTAAACGTAATGGCGGTCAGCAATGGCATGCCG